AAAAACCTGATTATATAGATGCTGATGGAGATGGTGATAAAAAAGAGCCAATGAAGAAGGCTCTAAAAGATAAAAAGAAAAAAGTAAATGAAAAATCTACTGATCAACGCCCTAAAGATGAAGTAAAAGCAGATGAAATTCAAGATGGAGGTTGTGAACAAGTACATGATGATTTACAGGAGCCTATAGACGGAGAAGAAAAAGAAGAGAAAAAATCCAAAAAAACTGCGAAAGAGAGCATAAATAATTCTAACAAAGGTAATATTATGTCTGAAAATAAATCAACATTTGACGAGCTCTACGAGAGCGTAATGAGTGAAGACGAGGATTTCGAACTTGGTCTTCCTACCGAAGATGAAACTGATGGTATTGATGAGCTCGAGCTCGGAGATGATGAGGGTGGAGATGTAACAGTAACACTGTCACAAGCTCACGTTGATTGTCTAAAAGAGATTCTCGATCAAGTTGGTCCTGGTGACGAAGAAGGCGGAGAAGAAGAACTTGGTGATGAGCCAGATCCTCTTGAAGCTGGTGCACATGAGAGTGCTGAAGTAACTGAAGAAGATACTACACAAACCAAAGATGGTGCTAAACCAGGAGTTGATCCTTCTAAAAGCGGTCATCACACAGAACCAGCTTCTGATAGTTTAGGTGGTAAAGTATCTGGTACTGGTGAAACACCAGTTACTGATGAAGTTGACGGTGGGACAGATACTGGTGATGGAAAACAGCCAGGAAAAACTAAAGCAAAAGGCGTTGGTAAAGCCAAGCTAGCTGTATAAGACATCTAATAAATATACCTTTAAGAAAGCCTCTTGTATATACAGGGGGCTTTTTTATTAAATAATTAAAATGTTTAAGAAGATATTTCTTGAAGTACTTAAAAGACCTCAAAACTTGCTAAGAAGTAGGAAGTTTAAAGGAAGTACTGGTATGGTAAGAAAAAAACAAAACTTACTACCGCAAATGTATAAGACAGATCCTAATTATCCTGACAAGTTAGAACGACTTAAGAGCATGGATACAGGGACGTTTTTATTAAATGTACAAGAGGTAGATAAAATAAAATCTTTATACAAAATTACAGATTTAGAACAAAGAGGTAATCGTAATTTGGGTAATACAGGTATTACCTTTTTTATAAGCGATAAAAATTATTATATCAAAAAATAATGCCAGCTTTTTTAACAGAAACTATTTCTGCTATACAGTATCATAGTGATGCCGAGCAAACGATTCGGTTCAATTTAAAATCAGATGCTGTTAATGAACGAGCACAAACCTACAAAAGATGGTGGAAAGAGCAAGTAAGATTATATGGTACACAGATAGATTATTATGTACGAGATTTTACGTTAAGTGCATCTGATAAATTATACGGAGAAAATACTCATCTAGGATATCACCCTAAAGCTACATTTGTTATGTTAATGGATTTAACAGATGGTTCATTAACATATTCTCAATATGGTCTTGTTTCAGATGATGAACTTACAGCTATTATAGACATAGAAACATACCAACAAAGTCTTTCAACCTATTATGATAATGCTACGTCAACAGAACCAAAAGCAGGAGATGTTTTTCAGTTAACTGAGTATGGGGATGATAGACCTAATAGTCGTAATGGTAAAATATTTGAAATCACAGAACGGTTAGATGAGTCAATAAATGAGATTAATCAATTACAAGGACATTATGTCTTTCGTTTGAAAGCTCGCAGAAATGATCATACATTCTTATCTGGTCTTGATGCAGAAGCAGGATCGACCCAAGTTACTGATACATCAGGAGTTGGGTCTTTAACTGCGATTGAAACTGATTATATTAATGATTTAGATACCGAATCATCTACTTATTTTGATTATGGTACTAACGACGACGTGTATGGCGATTATTACTGATTTGAATCTCATGTTCTAAGTCCTTAAGAAGAGAAGGATATCTTTCAGTAATATACTTACTAATTGGTATAGGTTTAAGACAATCTTTACCCGCTCCTATTTTATCTGCTTTATCAGATATAATATTTACGGCTTCATATAAGCACAACCATCGTGCTAACTTTGAATAATCAGTTTGATTTTCGTTATTTGTCATAAATTGGTTTTGTAGGTAAAACTGTTGTAAATTCTATATTGATTTTGTTTTCTGCATTACAATGAACACACTTAAATTCGTTTTCAGTTGTTAGGTCGATATCTACACTATTTGTTTCTTTACATCCTTGACACTCAACAAAGATTTTATTTTTTTCTGCTAATTGTGCTAAACGGATAGCTTCTTTCTGTAAATTCAATTGAGCAATATATCTTAATACGTTATTATAGATAAAGAAAAATATAATTTGTATTGCAAGAGTAAAAACAAATGCTTTTACAAAGGATAAGAAAGTCGTATTAAAAGTATAATATATACCTCCAATAGAACTTGAAATTATTAGTAATAGTAGTAAACTACGAATTATTTGCGCCATCATGATCTAAATCGTCCGACACCGATTTTATAAGATCTTGAATTTTTTGCAACTTTAAATTTACGGATTTTTGAGTTTTTTCATCGGAACGAACAGTTGGGTTTTCAAATAATCTGTTAAGTAACAACTGCGCGTCTGATATGTTCTTAAATGCAGTACCTAATTGCTCAACAGCATGATCACCCGGAAATGGTACTAGATCAGCTTTTACTTTATTATAAGTTTCTGGACTAGCTTTGGCAATATCAGCTAGGGTTTTTGTAGTAGGTCGAACATGTCGAGACTTGACGTCTTTCCAGTACTTGTTCGTATACATATATAAATCTTCGAAAAGTATGCCTTTCATCATAAGTATTTATTAAATACTTACATGGGAAAGTTTGAAAATAAATTTTTATCTTTGTTAAAAGAAGATGATGTACCAGCGATTGACGCGAATCCTGGTGATGACCAAGCAGCGCTCGCGAATACATTAGACGACCCTAGCACAGCAGGAGACCTAGAAGACGTACAAGATAATCAACCTAACACTGAAAGAGAGTTGGAATTGTTACAGGATTGGACGTCAAATATTGATGAAATATTACAATATTTAAATGGCGGTACTGATAGTGTTTTAGGAGTTTTAAGAACAGATAATAAAATTGGTACAATATTTGATGGTATTTCTGATGCTACTAAATCTGAAGTTTTGGATGTCTGTGAGCGATTGGCTAGTCTAAATCAAATCTTTAAGAACCTTTACTTAGAAAAACATAAATAATTATATGGGATTATTTGATAAACCAAAAATTGTAAAGGATGCTGAAAAAGCAGTAAATAAAGCAGTAGATAATACTGTAAACACCGCTAAAGCTACTACAGAAGAGTTAGATGCAAAGTGGAAAGCTTATGTACGGCGCACTGGGCGAGCTAACCGAGCACGACCAGAAGGTTGGGGCGAATAAATTATATTCTAGATAGTAACAACTTTCCCTTAAGTTCGTTATAACTATTATCAATAATAAACCGTGATGTAATATTGTCACGGTTTATTTTTTGACATATATCATTAAAATCTTTAAACATCTTTAGCTCTTTTGGCCATATAAAACAACTCTCACCCATACTAAGAAGAGATACAGTTTTTTCTTTCGCTGTTTGATCTTGATATTGATTATCTAATACCCATATTCTTTTATGAAAAGGTTTTTGTTGTATTTGTTGTTCTTGCTTGTTAGTAAAACAAGAACGACCTTTACTAATACCTCCAACAGCGATTCCATTCTTAACAAAAAAACTATCAATAGGTCCTTCGAATATAAACATATAACTTAAATCATCATTAACATTATTAATATTAAAAAGAGTTTTATCTGCTCCTATCTTAGAAAGATATTTTGGTTTTGTGTCTTTTTTATTTCCTTCTAATTTACGGGATTGATAAAAGATAATATTATTATTTTCATAGAATGGTATTATAATTCTATTTTTATGTACATAATCATTTCTACAAAACCATAATGATTTAGGTTTGTTTACTGCGGTAAAAAGTTTACGTTGTTTGCATATTTCTACTGCACGTTTAGCCATAGGCTCATGCATATAATATGTATATTGAGATTTGTCATATAAATTAATACAATCACCTGGTAACGAAGGAGGTACCCTTTCTTCTTCTTTTATTTCTTTTTTCTCTGTAGGGACTATAAACGTACTAAATGATTTACACTCTTCTACAATTTCAATATAATTTTTACCTGTAACTTCTTGTATCCATTTTACAGGAGAACCTGACCATCCACAGTTATGACAAAATATATAATTATCTTTTACTACATAGTATAGTCGTCTTTTTTTGCCCCACGATTTACCTTCTCGGCATATTGGACATCCCCCTTCATATACATTAGTAATTTTTTTATATTTGGGGTAACCTGCGTACTGATAAAATTTTTCAGCTGTATATCCCTCAGGTATTATTTCACTTATCATCTACTTTACGAACAGAGATAGGTATTTTAGTAATAAATTGCCCTGTGCGTGGATCTGTGTAATGAGCTTCAGTTCGAATTTCATCTCCTACACGGACTTCTTTTACTATTGGTCTGGCTGTGCCTCCAGATGGGGCGGTAATACTTCTTAATTGATTAGGTTTATGCATGTTGGATTGCTTTATTAATAATATTTAATATATTTTCGTTTGTATTAAACGATTCTCTCCACGAGGTATTGTTCTTTACAACTGTCCACATATCATATTCTTTAGCTTTTTCTAAAAATTTTGTAAAATTACTTGTATGTAGTGTTAAGTCTTCTAGTTGACGTTTATAAGCTGGTATTTCATCTTTATAGTAGTTATAACCTACCTCTAGATTCATGAGTCCCCAATTGCGCTTATATATCTCAAATTGTTCTTCTGTGACAGCATCATCTTGTATTAAGGCGACATTATCATCCCCATTCATAGTTACAATTTTATGTTCTAATTTAAGAAATCTCTTTAAACCAAATCGAGGAAACCCATGTATATTATCAGATTTATCTCCAGTAACACATCTATAAGACATGTAATACTCTCTTTTGACGCCTGTATACTCTTCAAAGTTTTTGAGAGTAACTTCGATTTTCTTTATAGGGTTAAAAACTGTAATCTTATTATTAATAATTTGAAGTAAGTCTTTATCAGTTGTAACTACAACATTTTCACCATCTAGGTTATGCGCGAGCCAAGCCATTAAGTCATCTGCTTCCATTCGCTTAGGGTAAATATTTTTCACACCAAGTAGAGAAATTACTTCAATTATTTTTTCTAAAAACTCAAATACATCTTTAAATTTATCATTATCTCGTCCAGCTTTATACTCAACAGATGTGGCTTCTTTTCGAAAATTGGTTGATGGCCAGTCTAATTTTTTATCCCAAGTACAATAAACATTCTTAGCTTGAAACTTATCTACATAAGATTTGAGAGCTCGAAGAAATAAAAAAACCTGACCAGGTGAGTCAGATTCTTTTATTTTAAAATTGCTAGTCCAGAAGATTCGATACAGCAAATTATTGCCGTCTATTATTAAGTTATCCTTCCCACCAGGTTTCATTTTTTGTATACCACATTATAGTATATCTCAAATCATCTGCAAATGTTTTTTCTGTTCCAGGTAGATCTAACTGCTGTTCTGCCATTATCATCATAGCTCTATACTGAGATTCTCTCAAGCAATACTTCAGATCGTGACCCTTTCTATCTTCAACAAAAGATATCAAACTCTCTGGTTTCTTTAATATATGTAATATTGCTTGTACTAAATTAATATTGTTAATTTCAGAATAATCTTCTATACCATTATAGTTAGGAGCAAAATTATAAATTTTACCACTAGCACCAAACTTTAAAACATTATAAATTTTTTCACAATGATCTTTTACATATATCCATTGTCGAATATTTTGACCATCTCCGTAAACCGGGACATATGCATCTGCAAGGGCATTCCTTACTACAACTGGTATAAGTTTTTCCGGGTATTGTCTAGGGCCGAAATTGTTAGTACATCGCGTTACAATAACATCTCTATTGTAAGTATGATAGTAGGAGAGAGTAATAAGATCTGCTGAGGCTTTAGTTGATGAATATATAGAGGATGGGTTTAGTATGTGGCCTTCCTCGCTCGGACTTCCATTAAGTGGTAAACTACCATATACTTCATCAGTACCTATTTGTATAAAACGTTGGTTGTTATTAAGTTGATTAAGCAAATGATAAACACCAACAACATTAGACTCAATAAAAGGGTCCCCGTTTTTAATACTATTATCTACATGAGATTCCGCTGCGAAATTGATTATATAATCATGCTCTGCTACCTCGTTGTATTTGTGAATTGGTTTAAATATAATTTCAAGCTTGTTTTTGTCATCTTGAAATAAATCCCATAAAAGATTTTCGGTTTTTTTAGCTACACTGTAGTTGTAACTATCTACAATAGTAACTTTACAGTCGGTACATTTCTGATGAAGCAGTTCAACAAAATGACTACCAATAAAACCTAAACCTCCAGTTACTAAAATATTTTTATTCTTCATTAAATAAAATTCGTTCTAAGGATTCTCTCTCTGAAGGCATTTCAATATTATAAAGCCTACATTTTTCTGTCGAAAGTTTACAATTTGATCGATTAGCTTTAATGTGTTTTTTTAGTTCTTTATAATCAATAAATTTCCAATGTGGGTTCCACATACCAGCTTTATCGAGAATTTCAGTAACTTCCTTTGTACTTAATGGATCAGGATTAACACAATTATATGTACCTGTAGGTATGCTAGGTATATTTGTAATCTTATGTATCACATTAATTAGATCTTCAATAATTGTTTTAGAGTTAGTTTCTTCTAATAAATTATTGTACTTGAGAATCTTTGTGAGGTAGTTTTTTCCTGAGTTAAAGTCGTTACATATGGGCATACGTACTCTTAAAGTATACACGTTAGGAAAAGCATTAAGACTAAGTTCTGCTGCGTGTTTTGTACGACTATACCAACTACTATTATCACAATCTAACCCGAAATCAGGCCAGTCATCTTCCTCATATAATTTTGCACCATCATAAATACATCCTGAACTTATGTTAATAAGTTTTACGTTTTGGTTTAAACAATAACCAGCAAGCAAAGTAGGATAAGTTACATTAAGATTCCAACACTTTTCCTTTTCATCTTCACACGCATCTACATTTGGTTTTCCAGTATAACCTACACAGTTTATTACCCATGCTTTATCTGTTGGATCTTTAAAACCTGGTCCTGAGGAGTACCTAATTTCATTACCTACAACTCTATTTAACTCTTCTACGAGTGCTTCTGGATCGTCATACTTAAGACCATTTAGCACTACTATTTCATCTACTCGTGAAGATAATTGTTTTTTAATCTTCTGACCTATATAACCGTTACCAATTACAATTAATTTACTCATTGTCTGGATTGTTTTTTTGTTCTTGTGTTGTGTCGAAAAAGTCAATACCGCTAACTCTTCTTAATAAAGTTTCAATTGCGTCATAATCTTGAGGGTTCTTACCTGCTATTATAACAACACTCTCTCCTTTAGTATCATATCCTAGTAGTACAAAACTTTTTAAATATTCTGACAAATAGTCATTCATCACAGATAGATCAGTTTGATTATTGTCAATAGATTCTGCTGCGCTAATACTAGATTTTAAAAGGTTATCAAAATTCTTAGGTATATTTTTTTTCATTTTCGGGTAATATGTTTTTTTCAATAAGTTTAGTAATAATTACTTCCATACTATCTGTTTTAAGTTGTAAGTTTTTAAATTGATTGCCGTTGTTTAATTCAAACACTAAGTCACCATACCAATCTTTGTTCATATAACATGTTATGTATAGCGCGACTTGTTTGGGATTTATCATTATTGTCCATCTACGAGAGTCACCAGAGTTATAGTCGTTAAATATTCTGTTTACTATATATCCGTTATCTCGAAGTCTCTTTATAAAATAACCACATGTTGTTACTTTATTCTTCATTAACTCTTAAAACTAGTACTGATGAATATTAGCTTACAATCATCGATTTTAATTTCAAGTTTAAGCATTTTAAACTCATTATTAATATATACTTTACATTTTTCGAAACTCAATGTAGATATAAGTCTAAACAATTCTACATCAAGTATCAATTCACCTGGTATACTGTCTCCATTAAAATCTTCACTAAGTTTAGCTGTATAACTATCTACGTTTTGGAGTTTTTTATCTGTTAGCTCAGCATATACATTACTATCTTCGTTACGAAGATATACTTTGCTATTCTCAGTAACAAATGGTAGTGCTTTGAGTACACTGTTATTACTCTCTCTTGTGAGAGTAAAATCAGACCATTTATCTATTTCTTTTATTCTATCAAAATTAAACGGACTTTTTATTGATAAACTATCATCAAATAAGTGGTATTTAAACTTACTACCTGTACCGCTATTATATGTTATACAATTATTTTCGTATTTAAGATTAATATTATCTTGATCTAAACATGATAATATTTTAATAAGCTTAATCGTG